GTGAGCTTCTGCATATGCAACAAGTTGTAAAAAATAATCGTCTACCCATTCTTCTTTTTTTGGTTTATTAGTTTGTTTAAAATCACAAATAGCAAGATTATTTTTATAGGTACAAACTAAATCAGTTGTTCCAGCATATAAATTTGGTATCCATAAATTAACTTCGGATCCTATAACTTCGTCTATATATTTAAATGCGTTTTGTTTTATAATCGCAGCCATTTTATTAGCCTGTGCAGCATAAGGATTAGATCCTTCCTTAGGCCAATCTCCAGTATCAATATAGTCTTCTAAATACTTGTGCATCCTTGTTCCTACATTTGATGCTTCAGTAGTTATTTCTTGTGCTTTCTTTTCGCCTACTCTTCTACGCCATTCATATAGGTGTGTCTTATCTTTTGTGCTATCTAAAATGGTTGTCACACTTGGAAGAGGTTTCCCGTTAGGTACTTGGTATAATCTGCTTCCGTTTACGTTAGTTTTCTTTAGGGTTGTGTAATCATATTTTTTTATAATTAAGCTCATAAATCATTTAAATCTGTGGCACGTTTTGCCATTTTTTCAACGCTATCGGTTTCTTGATTATTTTGTGTAGCAACATCTTTATTTTTTTCAGTTTTTGGTTCAATACCATCTTCATTAAAATTATGGACTAATGCTTTCACTCTTGGATCTGTATCATAAATGTTTTTAAAGCTTTGGTAATCAAATTGTTCGCCGTCTACATTTTGCATTATTTTATTGAGGTCAAGATTTAATTCATTGTCTTTTAACGCTTCTGGTTTAGGTTTTGAATTAAAATGTAAAAATAAAGATTGCTTGTTTTCGTCTGCTGTTGCAATAACAGTCCGGAGCACTTGGACTAGTTTAACGGCAAGTGCTCCGGATGTTTCATTAATTAGTTTTTTTTTGAACTAAGAATTCTACCTAATTGTAAGGATAATTTTTGATGCTCTAATATTTTTTGCTTTCTAATTTCTCTTTGAATAGATTCTCTTTTCATTCTGCCTGACTCTTCTTCTCCACCTACTGCAGGTTCTGATGCAGCAAAATCGTCTGAAAATGCTGATTCGTCATCAACTGTAGGTTCCATTCCTGGTTCTTCCATTCCTGGTTCTTCCATTCCTGGTTCTTCGTCGCCCATTGGCGTAGGTGGCATTTCTTCGCCTGTTAACATGGTTACACCTTGTGTAAGTGTGCCTCTTGTTGTTTCAAGTGATTGATATAGTGCCTCAAGTGCTGGTTTTACAGAATCGATAAATGTTTGTGATTGTTCTTGGCCCAATTCGTCGCGGATAGCATCGCCTAGTTCTAGCATAGATTCTGTTTGCATTTCTGCAGTATCTTCCATCCATGCTGTAATGCGATCAACCATATCTTTAGCAGCCATTACTAATTCTGCTTTATCTTCTTCACCTTCTACTATTGGTTTTTCTGTGCGAGAAATAGAAGAATTTTCTTTACTTTTTTTGCCTGTAACTTTTTCTACAGCATCATCGTGGTTCATTCCTGATGCTTTCATTCTTGCAATTTTAACATCGGTGAAATCATTTTTTCCGTCGCCGTCCTGATCTTTCTTTTGTGCTTCTTGAATGTTCCTCTCCTCAATAGCTTGATTTAAAACATCTAAAAACATTTTATTCTTTTGATAAGACTCGTTTGTGTGAACGTTCTCAAAACTTTCATTAGTTTCGATTTGGCTCAATGTGGTTCTGAGTTTATTTCTTGTGTCTTGTAATTGTTCTAGTGTAAATTTTTGTGTATCTATATTTTTTCCAAACATAGTCGTTAAATTATCATTTAAACTTTTTACTGTAACTGGCTTTGTAAATTCTCGTAAGTTCATGCTACTACCCTTATTTTTATTTTACAATTATTTATCAAATCTGTCAAATATAATTCCTAACAATTCAGCTTTTGCGTAGTGTATATCATTTTTTGCAAGATCCAATCTTGCATTTAAAATCATTTTCTTTTTTTTATTCTTTTGTTTTTTTAATGAATAACGATAAAAATTAGAATCTCTTTGGTTTTTTTCTATGAGTGCATCTAAATCTGTAATTTCTTTTACATTATTATTTTTTAACAAATATGTGTGTACTAATGCAATAGCAGCAGCTTTAGTCCACGTATAATTTAAAATTTTTTTATCTTTTGCATGGACTATAGTAAAAAAACCGTTTGTTTCTACGATATCATATAAATTTATTGATATTTTTTGTTTAGAAACTTGTGGAATAAATTTTAGTGATGGAGATTTGGTAATGATATTATCTAATCTAGCAATTATATCTTTAGACATTTTTAATAAAAAGAGATGTAATAGGATTATTTCCAATTTTTTTTACTAAACCTTTTTTAACAAGGTTGTTAATTACTACTGTGTTCCGTTCTGTGAAGTCGGCATATTTGTATTGTTTTTTTTCTATCAAACTATCTAGTAATGTTTGTTCTTCGCTACTTGTATAAATACCGAACTCTCCTAGTAAATCATTTACTTTCATATTTCTTCAGGTAATCCTTTGTGGCGAGTGCTAGCAAAATCTTTTGCATCTTTCTTTCTCATACTCCTTGCTACTTTTGCTACTTCACCTGATGCTGGCGTCTCTCCTTGTTGTGCTGCATGGACCATGCCCATAAAACGTTGTTGCTTCCTTGATACAGCTTTTTCTATCATGCCAGGATCGTCTAATTCAACTGGATCGCCAGGTTTAATTGTTTGATCAACTTCTCCAGGATCTTGTGTATTTAATTTAAAAGAATTTGTTGCAGGATCTTTAGAAATCATACCAGGTTTGGTTGGATCCTTTGGTATAATTGTTTGTATTTTTGTTGCAGGGTCTACTAGAGTAGTAGCTTTTAAATCATTTTTTACAACTGTTAGCTGTTTTTCTGTTATGATATCAATAACTTTCATTATTTTCCTTTATTCATTGACTTTACCCTACGAGATGCAGGATTTGTTCTTTTAGTCTTATTTGCTTTTCTGCTTAATGATGACCCTAAACGACTTTTAGTTTTCTTTAGCCTTACACTTTTTTTCAAATCAATTGGAGCAAAACATTGACTTGGTGAAGAAACTGTCCTACCGTTTCTTTTACCTCCTACACATCTAAATTTCCGTATAACTCTTTTTCCAGATCTCGCCCATACTTGTTTTTCATTGATATTAAGAATTTCTGTGATTAACATTATCCTAATTTTTCCAATATAACTATTAATGTAGACATAAATCCTACAATAATTGTAACAGATGCCCCAATGAATACTTTCATTAATGCTTTACTACCAGTAACTAAATCTTCATGAATCTTTTCTACTTTTTCTTCTATAATCCCTAATCGTTTTTCTAAGTTTCCATAACGCACATGGCATAATTCCACATGGGCTTCGAGGTTATCTTTTTCTAAATTAGTTACCGACATTCCATCTCCAAACATAATAATATATTTATTCTAAAATAGAAAAGAATGTATTACATAATTCAATATCTTCAGTTTGTATACAAGACGGAGCAATAGTTACAGTTTCTGTCAGATTGGTTATAATTGGGACCAGATTAAAAGATTTAATAAAGTCATCTAACTGTTGTGCGTCTGCTGCTTCTGTACTAAAAATCAATTCCCAGTATTTGTGTTTACCTTTAAACATAGCACCAAATTTCATATTACCAATTCCAACGTGGTTTTCAGTAATGGATTCTAGTATAAAGTTTGAAGTTAAGGATATAGTTTGAAGGAAAGTGTTGTAATTACAACTTTGTTTATATTCAATAGATTGACTTGGTCTAATCCTTGATGTTTCTGAAACATCAATTAATGTGGTGATTTTTACTCTCATAAATTATTTACAAGTCAAAAAAAAAGCACCACGTAAAAGTGGTGCTTTTATCTGATATTTAATTATGGATAATAATTAATTAGCTGGTTCAAATGTTGCTACTAAGGTCAGTGTTCTAGCTCCGCCTCCTGTATTAACATCGGTTAAATTCGGTGTACCAGTACCTTGTAACTTGATTACATAATCAGTACCATTAAGGGCCATGCCAACAGCACATACAGTAAATGCATCATATCCGTTGCCATCTGTGCCAGTACCGTCGCCAGCTGCTAGTGTCAATTGTGCCATAATTGCTTTCATGTCTGCATCAGTAGCTCCGGCGCCGACTGCAACAATAAGCTCTTTTCCTACGTCAGTTTGTGATTTGCTAAATTTTTCATAATTATCTGCAACTGTAGTTGCTCTTAAATCTGCCATTTCATTCTCCTTTATCTTGGCACTCCAAATTGGAGTTTCTAATATTATTTATCAAAAAAAATGATAATATATCAATACTTATTATTTTTTGCTCTTTTTTGGATTACCTTTAACATTTCTATGTATCCAGGTCCTCCTTTTATGATGTCATCTACTATTTTTACAACAGGGGCATAAGCTTTTACCATTGTACTTGGTATACTTTTTCCTTCAGCAACATTCTGTAAGAAACCTTTGATTAACATTATATTAGTTTCTTTTGTAAGTAACCTGTAAAGCAATAGAGATCTATTATCTACGTCAATATCTTGATTTGTAAATTGCGGTTCAGTATCTTTCGTAGCATATGATTCAAAATCATATTGTCCTATAAATTTACTTAGATGCTCTATAATATCGCTGCTCCTTAATTTTGCTCTTGCAGCAAAAAGTAATTTTGTAGCAATTTGTTTTATAGCTTTTTCTTTTAGAGTATGTATGTTACCAATATTTCTTCTAATAGTTTTATACTCGCTATTGTCTATATCTAAACCATTTTCAATTTTAATTAAAGTCCTTTGTGCATTAACAGGTATGTTTCCTGTTGATAGCTGTTGTAGGAATTCTTTAACGTTCTGCAAAGGAAGTGTTCTTTTCTGTTGTAGTGTTTCTGCTGCATCAGGATCCTTCAACTTTGCCAGTGCCTTTTCATCTCCGGTTATAAAATAAATTAGATTATATAAATCAGTACCACTTGTTTTAAAAATTGTATAATTTGTAAAAATCGAATTTTTTGCATACTGTCGAACAAAAGGACTATTATGAGGGAAATTTCTCATAAAGTTTAATGTTAGAATAATTAAATAAAATTTTTCGCAACAATCGTTGTAGGTTAAGATGCGTTCGTCTCTACTACCTCTTGTTAATCTAGCTTCGTTAAGGCTTTGTATAAAGTCTAATTGCATATTATCTTTCTACTGCTCTATTTGCGGCTGTAAACCCGCCTCTATCTACTAGCTTAATGGCACCTTCAGGATGTGCCATTACAAATCCTTCTCCACCTGGCTTATCGTTTATGTAAGCTTTTACAGGAACATCTTGTGTTTCTAACTGATTTATGATATCGTGTTTTACATTTTGTATACCTGTAACAATCTGCCAAATTGCAGAAAAGCCTGCTTGTTGTTTGCCAACATATTCTACAATTTTAGCTTTTTTACTTTGACTAACTTTACTGGTAGATAACCAATCTAGGAAATCTTTACCTAAATTTTCCATTCCTGTATCAACTTTGCTATTAACATAGGTATATAAAATCTTAGGAAAGTCTGTTATTTTCATTGACGCTAGAGTATTTTTATCAAGTAAGGAATCTATAGCTGCAGCATTTTTGCTAGTTAAAGCCTGTAAATTTTTTATTTCAGTATCGTCAACCTGTGGTGCTTCCTGTGCTGTAACAGGAGGCATAACTAGCACTTCGTTGCCTTTAAAGAAAGTTTCGGGATCAATTTTTAAACTAGTTTCATCACCGTTAATATCAATTTCATTATGTATTACTACTGCTGATTTACTCTTAGCGATTTGCATACCAAGGACGCTTTTTGCATCTACGGTATAGGTTACAATGTTAGGTTTAAATGTAAAATTACCCTTACTTAACAAAGGAGTGTTGTAGTAAAGTAAATCCCCTTTAAAATAACCTATATGGTCTCGTGGTGTGGCCTTTTCATACTCATCAAATATATCTCGCATACTTCCTGCAAACTGCCTAAATTTGTTATCTGGTTCTTGGCCTTTACTGTATTTCCTGTTTAGCAACATTTTTTCTAAATCTTTTGCGCTTGTGCTTTTACCATCATAACCCTTTGCAGTAAAACCACTTTTATCAGTTAGAACAAATTCTCCTTGTTCATTCCTTCCAAAAATAATAGCAGGAGACCCGTCCCACTTAACAGTGACGTCGGTATGTCCACCTTGTTCTAGATTTTTTAAAGCTTCGATTGCCCGTGTAGCACCTTTACTTCCTTCCCAGAAGACTATGTCTTCGGCATGCTGGATACGTGCTCCTTCCATAAGTGGTATTGAGTTGGACTGATAAAATTCAAAAAATCTCATATTCCGGCTAGCTCCTTGATACGGCGGATCTCTGTGCCTTCTGGTAGTGTGAGTCTGTCTCTTTCAAATGCAGTGCGAGCATCTGCGGTAAGTTGTTCTAAATCACTTCTTCCTCTAATAGCATCATAAATGCTTGTAACAGTTTCTAAATTCTTAGCATCACTGTTTTTACCAAGTAACATTTTAGCAATCTCATCTGGTTGATCTGAAATTACATCATCTGTAGCCCTATCAAGTAGTCCACGTAAATAACTCCATTTCATTCCTTGGGCTTTTGCAATACTAGCTAACAAAATATGTCTATGTTTCCCTTTGTACTGACTGCCACCAGGTTCTCCACGCATACTCCATTTTAACCATTCAGGATTACCAAACATTAGATCAGTTTGCACAAATCCTTGTGATTCATCGCCGTTTATTGGTGTTTTAAAGTGTACATTGATGCCAGACTTGGCAATCCATTCTTTTGGATTTTTTCCATTTTGTTTACACCAAGCAGATAATTTTTGTACCATTTCATCTTTTGATACATCATCTATGTTAACAGCAACATCTAGATCACCTGAAGTGTCTGCTACCCCAGTACTACCTAACTTAAAATCATTATGTGGCAATCCTGTAATTTTTTCTAGCCAAGCAAGTGTAGTTTCAACATCAACCCTGTCTATCCTTTTAGTTGCTAATGATTTGTCCGGATTTTTAAAAACGTTACCGCCTTCTTTTAAGAGCATTAAAGTTTCCTTTTATTCTCAATTATACGTTGTATGCCTCTTTTAAATTTATTTGGATCAGCCGAACGGATACTATTAATAAATCTTTTTTCTAATTCAGCAGCTTCCGCAGGTGTGTAATTTTCATAAATTAAATTAATCAAATTAATAGAACTGTTAATAATATTATTAGCTGTTGTATCAATGATTAAATCATTGTTTTTATTTAGAGCAAGATTACTTAATTCTTGCAATATAGATCTAGTTTGTTTTCGCATACACGTATCCTCTTAATGTATTTATTTTAAAATGCTACACAAAAAGGCTACTAATAGATTCCTCATTAGTAACTCGACGGATAGCTTCTCCAAATAAATTTGCAACACTTACCTGTCTTACCCTACAACCATCTTCACAGTGATCTGCAATCGTATCAGTGATAACTAGCTCAGTTAAAACGCTTTCTCTAACCCTGATACAGGCACTTCGACTTAGCACACCATGTGTAATATAGGCTTTTACATCAATCGCACCTGCGTCCATAATAGCCTTTGCAGCATTGCATAAGGTACCTCCACTGTCTACGATATCATCTACTAGGATAGCATGCCGGCCTTCCACATCGCCAATTAAATGCATTACTTCACTCTTACCAGCCGCAGGTCTGCGCTTGTCAACAATAGCAATGTTACCATGGAAAGCGTCTGCAAACTTACGAGCACGGACAGCACCGCCTGCGTCTGGACTTACAAACACATATTCACTACTGTCTTTTTGATGTTCCTTAATATCTCTTGCAAAGATAATCCTACTAGTAAGATCGTCAACAGGAATATCAAAGAAGCCTTGTATCTGTCCTGCATGTAAATCCATAGTAAGTACACGGTCAGCACCTGCTGTGGTAAGTAGGTCAGCAACTAGCTTTGCTGTAATGGGTGTGCGGCTTGCACTCTTGCGATCTTGTCTAGCATATCCAAAATAAGGTATAACTGCTGTAATTCGTTGTGCAGAACTACGTTTAGCTGCATCAATCATAACCATGAGTTCCATTAGGTTATCGTTAACTGGAGTATTTGTTGATTGGATTATAAAAACATCTTCTCCTCGGATATTTTCTAAGAATTCTACAGAAGTTTCTCCGTCTGAAAACCTGTCAATCTTAGCCGGTACAAGTGTACTAAAACTATGCTCTGCAATTGCGTTTGCAAGAGGCTGATTTGAATTTCCTGCGATTAGTTTCATTATTCTTTAGATTAAGGTTAAATTATTATAATACTGTAAAAAGTTATTTACGTCAACCTAATAATATATCAAGAATGTTTTGATTAGATATATCTACTAACTTTGCACCGCAAGCTTCGGCTTCTTTTGCAAGCAATTTATGTTCATTGTTGTTACAGATACTTACAAAAAAATCACAGGCCTTAAACCATCCTGCAAGT